CTGCTTTAAAGTATTCGGCTCTAGCTGTTAATTGACCTTTAAAATTTTCGCCAACACCTTTGCTTTGCAATAATAAAGATTGATTAATTCCATCGTAATATGCTTGTTGAGAATTAAAATCTTCAATAGCAATATCAGTCATTTGATTATATTTTGTTTCAAGCAATACTTCATAACCAGTATCGCCTAATCTTAATTCTGCACCTGATCCAAGTAGATTAACAAATAAACTATCGTATTGAGCCTCTTGGTTTTTAACTAATCTTTTTCGATCAATATCATTGTAGGCTTGTCTTGCAATTTCAGTTTTTCTTCTTTGTAATTCTGCTTGTTGATTATAAACAGACTGATTATATTTTCCTAATGCTTTTGCTGACTGTGCAGCAGCTATGTTACCTATGAAACTCATAATATTTTGCCATTCTCCAATAGTTAGTTTTGTCTAATCCATAATATTTCATTAGACCTTCTTTTTTTAATCCAAGCCATTCAGCAAATCGGACACCAGTATAAAATTCTTCTTTAACTGCTGTTTGTAATCTACGAATATTGTTATTAATGCAGAGATAATCTAATCTCTTCTTGACTGACGATGCTGCTCTAATTTTGTGGTCAAATACTTTTTGAGAACACATAACCCAGCCTTCAGCCACTCCATGCCAAAGAGGAATAATGCCACCAGCCAACACAATATTATTATTAACCAATAAAGTGAAAGACAAACCAGTGATAGCAGTATCGAGCCTATTTTCTGTAAAACTTGCATCAATCTCCATTAATTTATCATTCATACCAAGAGCAATAATTTCGTCTCCATGCTCTTTATGATAAGGAATTATTTTATAATTAACCATCCGATGTAACTAGAGTTGGATAAATTGCTAAAACAGAACAAGGCAAAGGCTGGTCTTGTTTAACAAATATAAATCCATCCGAGTTATAATCATCTCTAAATTCTATTTCTTTGTCTCCAGCAAGTAATGTATCAACTGGAGAACTTAATAATGATGATGTTGTTCTAAAAGGAACTGTCTCTAAATTTGTTAGAGATGGTCCAACTTTAACACCAACTGTTTCAAATAATCTTAAAACAACTTTTGAAATTCTTTTTGTTTTTCCTTGACTTGTTCCTTCAGCAGCTCCTCCTTCAATTCTCATTGTTTGTAGAACTGAATTATAAGCCAGGCCAACACATGCTGTAGTACAAGCTCGATCCAAAGTAATCGCACCTGAGCTTACAATTTTATTAGCATGAGCTGCACCATCAGCCAATATTGAAACTGTTTGGCCTTCTAAATGACTTAATCCAGATAAAGAAGATGTTGAAGATCCAGAGTAGGAGAGGTGGCTATCTAAAAATTTAAAAGCTGTACTATCTGTTTCATCAAAATCAAAATCAGAAAAACATTCTATATATCTTTTTGTAGATCCATTAACTACTCTTTTAACTATTACCCATAACTCATCTTCATTTAATGATCCATGAATTGAAGCAACACTTTCAACAACAGCAGCAGTTTCATTTTGAACTGTCAATCTTGTTGTATCAGCTGAAACGCAAGTTAGAAATCCAGTAGCTTCTGGAGCTGTTTCTGTAATTGTAACAACTGCGGCAGCTGGATTAGCAACTGTAAAATCTGCATGAGCATTAATAACAGTATAAATATTATCGGCTGTTGTATTATTATTAGTTTCGGTTTTAAATTCATTTGATCCAGCAGTTCCAGTTGTGGAAGTAAATGTAACTTCTGTGCCATCGGATTTTGTAAAAGTTAGTTTTGTTCCAGTAGCAATATTTGCATAATCAGAAACTGTAATTGTGCATTCTTGAGACTTACCTCCTAAGATATGTCTATGCCAAGCAGTTACATTTTCAGATCTTTGATAAGTTAATCCAACTAATTCGCCATCATCTCTAACACACCAAATAATACTATCTGGAGATTGCTGATAAGCCATTTCATTAATTCCAGTCTTAGTAACAGTCTCATTAAGAATTGTTAAATCTGGAGCAACATAACCATCACTGTCAAAGTTATAAGCAAGTTCTCTAATTTTTCTTTTTGCTTGTTGTAAAAATAAAACTGCATTTCCTGAAGGAATGGCATCTACATTAGCCGATCCAAAAGAACTCTGTCGTTTAATAGTTACATTTGTTGGAGTTATCGATGCGTTAGTACCATCTGCTGAAATTGTAAATTCGCCTCCAGTCGTTCCTATAATTAAAGTTCTAACTGCTTTCATGTAACGAATGGCATTAACCTGATTTGAGGCTATCGTATAAACCATAGCATCATCAGCATTAGTGCCAGTAGTCATATTTTCGTAATCGCCAGCTTTAGAAAAAAAAACTGTTTGTGGCTCATCTGAAGTTCCAGCAAAAACTAATCTTTGTTCAAAGAAAGAAACGCAAGAAGGATGTCCAGTGGTATCTGAAAAAGCTCCTAAATTCCAATCGGTTTTAGCATCGGTATTCGTAAAGGCAGTTGTAATTGTACAAACAACAACTGTCGTATTTGTTCGAGCTGTTATTTTTGCAATTCCAGAATTAAAAGTAATTAATCTTCCAACATCGGTTGTTTGAAAACCAGCACCACCATTTATCCCAGTAACCGCAGAGGCTGTTATATTTACACCAGTTCCAACTCCAGCTGAGGCTGGTGTTAAAGTAGTTGCAGTAGTGTTCTGAGCTAAATAAGGACCATTGGTAAAATCAATAGCAGTTAGTGTCCAGGAAGTATGTCCAGTTCTACTTAACTTCATTACTTCATGATTTGGATGTGTGATGTACATAACATCTGCTGATTGAGCAAACTTGATGTCAAATAGTTCAGCAGTTAAATAAGGAGAAGATATTTCGTAAGCTGATCCGCTATCTAATATCTGTCCTTTGTCTTTATAAAATCTAATATAAGTATTTCCAAATTCTAAAATATAAGTTTGAGTAGTTGAAAATTCAAAAGGTATTAATCTTGTTTTAGCAGCAGAAGATTTTACTTCAGAAATAAATTGAGTACCAACTCTTCTAGTAGCAGCACCTTGAGGATGAACTAAAAAGTTCTCCATTTTTTTTGCTCCAGAACTATACTTATCAAAATCTGTTCTACCATCCATTTTGGCAGAAAATTCTCCAGAGACAAATGATGTTAAAGCTAGTGTTGTTCTTGGCATATCTTTTTAAAAATTTCTTGTTGCGTTAAACCTTGTTCTTCTTTTTTACATTTAGTTGATGGATCAATATCTTTTTCTTCAATGATCTCTACTAAACAATATCGATAAACTTTTGTGTCATCTCCCCATTGAAAATGGAGAAGTGATTTAGGTTTTGAATATTTTTCTATTAATCTTGGATCAAATGCTGAAGTGGTCATTATAATCTTGCATCAGTGAACTCTGAACTTTCAATTGTTCCTAAGCTGTTTTCTGTTGCGTCTATAAATCTTGCTTCTCTTAATCTTTCATCAGCTCTAGTCATATAATTATTTGCTAGAGTTGCGTTGTTAGTTACAGCATAAGCGATGTCTGCTGCTAATTGATGTGAAATACTTTCCTGAAGATAAACATCGTATTCATTAGGATCAGTTACTAAGGCAATGTAAATTAAATAAACTGTTCCTTCGTCAGTTACAATATTTCTACCTTCTAATTTATAATCTATAGCTGATGCAATGCTGTCTGTTGTTCCATTATGGACCTTTAAAACTCTTAAACAATCTGAAGGTAAAGCATAAGCATAAGTATATTCAATAACTGGAGCTGTACTGTTTTGAGCTAATTGAACTCTTTTATGTAAGCAATTCCAGGCATGAGATCTAAATACTCTATTTCTAACTGGCTCATATCTTTGATTGCATAATCTCGCATTTTTACTGTCGTCAGTTAATGCTGAGATTGTTGATGCTCCCAGCAAATTTAATGCTGAGTTGCAAATGTCCACTGTTGATGCCATTATATTTGTTCTCCTACTTTTCTACATTCAAATTTTATAACTATTTTTTCTCTCTCAATTCTTTCTCTTTCAAAATCTTCTGTTTCTTTTAAATTTAAAAATGTGTTATGTGCAACTCTGTAACCATTAACAACACAATCAAAATGATTATCGAATGTTAATCCTGGAATAGTATTCGTTGGACACTGATTAGTTGCCATACTACACATATATAAAACTAAAATAAATTTCATAAAATTTTAATTGCCTGGCGGATTTCTCCGCCAAACAAATAGTTTATTACTAATTAACAATGTAATGAATATTCCAAGACATAGTTCCAGCAGTACCACCAGCAGCAGCCATAGTAGCCGCCACATAATAATATCCGCCTGGATCTGAACTATCTCCAGCTAATTCCCACATTTTCTTACTAGCTGTATCGATGTTAGCAGCTTCAAAACGAACATCCGTCATAGCAGCAGCATCAGCTACTGTACTTGCGAAAACATCTTCGTCTTTTGCTGTTCCATCAGTAGTGTAAATTCCAACATTGAATGTGCACGATCCACCTAATGTGTCAGAGCCAATAAATAAACTTGGCACTGCTGCATTAGAAGGAATAGGTGCTAACATAACAATATCGTTATCATCACTATCTCCAGAAGCAAGTTCAACTGTTCCATGAGCTGTTCTCATAACACCATGCAATTCTGCGGCATTATTAGCAACTGAAGGAGTAGCTTCATAATTTGCTACTAGGTCTGTATTTTTAGTTCCCATAATTATATCCTCCTATTACGCTTCATGAGCTTGGATTGTTACAACTTTTTCTTCTTCCATTCTTGTTGCACCGATTGACTGACAAACATAAACTTGATGAGCATAACCTTTGTCAGATCTCTCATCAATTCTAGTCATCAAGTCTTGACCGATAGCCATCTTACATCCATCCTGAGCCCATACTAAGCAAAGTCTTTTAGATGATGCGATGTCAAGTCTGTTAGACACGATAAAGTTGAAGCCAAGGAATGAATTAACTTCTCCATTCGCTAGAGCTTTTACAGAGTTGAAATCACTAGAAGTAACTTCAGTAGTTCCTAACAAATCTGTGATTTGTCTTGGACCAACTGCAATGTATCTAGTAATTGATGGATCAACAGATGCAGCATCAAGAAGTTCTTTAGCACTTCTTAATTTTGCAATAGTTAAACCATCAGTACCACTTTCAGTTATCTTTTGAGCTGACGGAAGAGCAGTAGATGTAGATCCAGTCTCTCCAGTGTAAGCTGTTCCAGATATTGAAGCGATAATTTCATCGTCTTGAGCTCTTCCTAATGCGTAAGCAGCAGCAGAGGCATAAGCCGATGTTGGATCGATTAGAGTACGAATTTTGTCTTGATTATCGATCAAGTCTGCGTACTCATAATCAACAAGACTTACTCTTCTTCTTGCATGTGGTGTATCCATCTGTGGTGTGTCGGCATGTCTAGTAGTCCTTTTGACTGCAAGAGCACTCCCCACCTGGTCGAAAAAAGCATTTTTCCCGACAACAGTTTCAACATCAACAGCAGATCTCAGAAGTGAGCCTTTTTGTTGTGATAGCATTTGTACATTGTTTGAATACTGCTGTACAAAAGCTGTAGTAATTTGATTAGACATATTTTCTAATCTCCTTATGTTGTTATGGTTGATTTAATCGATTTGGTTATCTCCTAATTAGAGGTCGCATCTGTAAATTTTAAGACTTCACTTTGTCTTTTTTCTTAGCGGCCTTTTCAGGTTGTCGCTTAGAATTTTTTATTGCCCAGTTATAATATTCTTCAGCTTTTGGCAGAGGATCTTTACGATCATTCTCTGGACCAAATTCAGTTGCTAGTCTCAAACACTCAAGCCTAACTTCTGTTTCTGTTTCTATATAACCTGGCTCAAACTTTTCACTAGCCATTGAGTAACTCTCTTAACTTCAATACTTCTTGAACTGCTTTTTGATGATTTGGATGTGTTTTGCTCCAATATGCAGATCCTTCTTGAGTAAGTTCGTTAATCTCTTTTTCAAGATCTTTAGCAGTCATATAAGAAGTTCCATCGCCTTTAATGATTTCATCTTCTGATAATTTATCTGCAAGATTTGAAAATGCTTTAATAACATTTAAGTTATCTCCAAGTCTTGATCCATCTTTAAGATAAGTATTTTCTAAAAATTCTTGTCCTAAAGTTCCTACTGCCAATTTCTTAGCCTGGTCAAGTCTTTTAGAAAACTGAGGACCAAATTCTTTTTTTAATTCAGTCTCAGTATTTAATTGAGCTTGAGCTGCTTGATCTTCTTGAGATGCTGCAATGTTACCATTCATCTCATTATAAAACTTAATAAGACCTTCAGCTTGTTTAGGAAGTAATCCTAACTTGTGAGCTTCTTTATTAAATTCAGAAACTTGGTTTTGATCCAATTCCACATCCTTGAGATTATATTTATAATCTTCTGGAGTTTCTGGAGCACCCAATCTTTTAAATACTTCATTCCAATCCTCATCGGTTGCATGTTTGTTAGGAACTGGAATTTTATCAGCTCCAACAAGTTTTTGAGCATGGAGATAACTTTTTACGAAATCTTCCATGTTGTTAAAATTATCCAAAGATTTTTCTTCTTTGAAATTTTCAGGAATTAAATCTTTAAAATTTGTTTCCTGATTTTCTACAACTTCTGTTGTTGCAGTATCATTCTGAACAACATCTGTTGGCTGTTCAGATTGCACCTCTGGTGCAGTTGTCTGATTTTCCATAATTTACCTATTGGTTATTTTGATTTAAGCATTGCTTTAATGAAGAGAGAAACCCATCTCTGTCCTTCTAAAAAAGCGGTCTCATGACTGTTATCTTTTGAGAAAGTAGTCGAACTCTCATGACATCTTATAGAGATGTCCTCTAAAACTCTTTTGCCTTCTTCAGATCCAAAAACTATTTTGTAATCTTCTCTAAGCTGTTTTATTTTTTTTTGTACTTCTTTATTGTGATCCATCTTGAATTACTTTTGCCATTGGAGCTGCATCTTTTACCATTTGAGCCTCAGCCATTTGTTGCTGTTGTTCCATAGCAGCTTGTTCAGCTTGAGCTCTTTCTGCTCTTAGTTGTTCAACTTCTTGATCTGATTTAATAACTTTTGCTGGTAATCCTAAAATTTCTATAATTTGTTTTACCATTCCATTATCATCTACATAATCCATAACTGGAAGTGTTTGAGATAATGATCCAAATATTTCTAATCCTCTCATTAATGATTGTAGCTCTTGTCCTCTTTGAGCTAAAGCCATTGGAGAAACATATTCAATATTTAATTCTTGTTGAGATAAAATGTCAGGAGCTTGTTGAAAAAATCCTTGTCTCAACATCATATTAAAAACTCTAATAATTAATGGAGATAATAATTCGGATTGTAGTCTGCCAAGAACTGGTCCTAATATTCTCATCTTCTCTTCGTTTCTTTGTAAAACTTCTGTTGCTGTCATGTTTCTGTTTTCAGTAATTAATAACTGGTCAACATGAAACATTTTTGCAATAGCATCTCTTCTTTGATTTTCATTATTTAAACTAACATTTGTGTTTGCGTTAATTTGTAATGGCTCAATTCTATCTCTTGATCCTGATCTAAAGAAATTAATAGATCCAGGAGACATTCTTATTGGAGCTAACATTCCATCATCAGGAACTAATAGAGGAGGATCAATTTGTTTAGCAGCAGCCTTTAAACCATTCTCTACCATTTTATTTAAAACTTTAACATCAGGTAAAGCATTCATTCCTGGAGATCTTCCATAAACTTCAGTAGATGCTTTTAAATATCTTGGAATAACATAAGGCATTTCATTAAATCCACCTACTGAAACTATATGTCCACTTTCAAATTCAAAGTAAATACTTTCAACTGGCATGTTTTGTTTATCCTTTTTCTTAGGATCAAAATCAAATCTTGGTCTAGCAACATGAACTAAAGTTATTTCTTCAAAAGGAGATTTTTTAAATGATATTAAAGTATCTTTAGAAACATTATCAGCTCCAAATTTATCTATGACAGCTTGAACTGGCATTTTAAATTTTCGATAAATTGTATCAACAAATCCTTTTTTATTTTCCTGGATATAAATTTCTTTAATGTGTCTAGCAGAGAAGAGTAGAGTATCTTCTTGATCTTCTTCAATCATTAAACAAGCAGTACCAAAAGCAATTAAATCAAAATAGCATTCAAAGATTTCTTGTTGAAAATTTGATTTAGCAATAGCATCGTACATTCTTGTTGTTGAATTTTCTAACCATTCTTTCGCTTCATCAATGTCATTCAATTCAGTTTCTTTAAATCTTAGAGAAAACCACTTATTGGCAGAGCTCGTCAGCATACCATGCAGAGATGCTGCCAACAGTTCTAAAGCATGTATGGCTGTTGCATCAAATATTTGTATATGTCTCTTGTCGCCTCTTGCTCTCTGTTTTGTTATCTCTGCTTTTCTAGGTAGCATATAATCACTAACCTCTTGCCAGTGGCTTTCCCAGTTAGATCTTTTTTCTTGTAGCCTAGAAAGGTTGTCTTTTAATTGACGAGCTAAATCTCTAAATTGTTGTGATTGCATTATTTCTTTTTCCAGCCTCTCTTCATTGCAGCATAAGCCTTTTTAGATATAGTTGATTTTTTTTTAGATCTGGAAGTTCCAGCTTTTCGTCTTTTATTTATATTTCTTACTAATGACATTAATATCCTAATAAAATTTTTTTAGATAATGTTGGTTTTTTATTTTCTTCTTTATCTGTAAGTGTAGTTGTCTTTCTTCCTCTTCTCTTAATATCAATCATATTTTCATCTTCAGACATTTCAGCAGTTGTAGGAGATGTTTTATCAGCTGTAATTAAATCTGACTTAACTCCAGTATTATCCATTTGAGAAGCAGTTTTTGGTTGTTCAATAGATTTTTGATTATCTCCTCCTTTATTGCCACCAGTTCTAGGATCTTTTCTTGTATAACCTTTAGCATCTAATTGAGATTTAAAATCTTTAGATAAAATTTGTTCGGTACTCATTCCTTGAATATTAATTCCTTGTTTGTTTGCAAACTTCATTCTTCTATTAAGATTTAGTTTATCAGCAGTATTTTTAACAGCTTGTATTCCTGGATGATGATCTACAATTTCATCAATTATATTTTTCTTTTTTATATTTCCATCTTTATCTCTTTTAAATTTAGATTCTCTTTTTTGTATTTTTTTTAATTGATCTGAATAAGTATCAACTTTTTTTTCGTCAGATTTATCTGATCCGCCTGATCCAGCTGGTCCACCCATAATTATTTTCCAAATGTTAATGTTGATTTAGTTTCTTTAGTATCTTTAACTTTTGCTTTTTCTTCATTAGATTTAACAACTTCATTTTCGTAAGTTATATCTTCTAAAATTAAAACCTCTTTAAAGTCTAATGCTTCTTCTGCTTTCTTTTTATTTTTTTTAAATAAATTTTTTATTGCTTTAAACATTAGCCACCTAATAAAGTTTTTTGATCTATATTTTCATCTTCAATTTCTGTTAAACCTTGACCAGTTAAAATTGTAGATCTTCTGCCTTTTCTATTTAGCATTCTTTGTTTTTCTTTTTCAGCCGCTTCTTTTTTTTTTGCCTCATCTTCATAATCAGGAGTATCAGAAGGATCTGGCATGA